ATTACAGAAACTTTGATAAGTGGAAGTTTTACAACTCAAGTATAAGAATCTATGAAGTCGCCGATTGGACGCCTGAATTGGTGACAAATAATTATGAAAAACCTACTGATCCTCAGTTTGCATTTTCGACCAACGTGTATCAGGGTGGATCAAACATAATACTGAATAGCAGATTTACATCATCATCTAATTGGACATTAGGTTCAGGTCATGCAATTAATTTAAATAATTTAACAATTACTTCTTCCTCGGCGAATACAATTCAACAATACAATACTGATGCAAATGCAAAGTACATGGCTACGTATGAAATTCGTTCAAGATCAGCAGGATCAGTTAGATTTTCATCAAATACAGCATCAAATACATATGTAGGTATTTCAAGATCAACTCCCGGCATTTACAGTGAAATTTTTTGGGTAGATAGGTCAGTTGCAAACGTAATTATAGCACCTTCATCTTTTACAGGTAATATAAGTAATGTACATGTAAAAAAGTTAACTATAATGCTTGGGTAAAGTTATATAAATATTTAGAAAATCTCGGAGAGACATGAATGGCAGCTATTATTACAAAAGATACAAGACTTTTAAACGCTCGAGCGTTCGTTGAGTCAGTATCAGAAACAGAAAATACAGTTTATTATGTATTTTTAGGTAAACCAACTACATGGCCCACAGAATATGCACCCCCTCAGGCGGTTGATGATTATGCAACTCAAAGAGATGTTTGGGATAACATGGAAGCCATGAAATTAGTGACAACTGATGATGTTATTCATGCTATTCCAAGATACAATTGGAATGCGGGCAATATATATGCCCAATATAATGATCGTATCAATTCTGCAAATCTATTTGACTATAATTATTTTGTGTTAAATTCTCAATATAATGTATATAAATGTCTTGCAAATGGAACAGGTAACGTTACAACAACTGAACCTACCGGGACGGGTGATACATTTAGAGGCATTGTTGAAAATAAAGCAAATGGGCTAGATAATTATGTGTGGAAATTTATGTACAATATCCCTGTTGGTACGTGGGTGAAATTTAGCAACACTAGCTTTATACCTGCATTAAACGCAACCTCATCAGTAACAACTTTAGCTTCAAATGTGCAAGGTATATATGCATATAATATAGTAAGTGCAAATATTGGAAGTAATAATCCTACAAGCGGAACATATTTTGCTAAAGTTGTTGGAGATGGTGACGGAAAAGCTAATGCACGAGTAGTCATTGTAAATGGCAACGTTGCAAACGTGTGGGTAAACGTTTACGGAAATAACTACACGAAGGCGAAAGTTACAAACCTTATTGCAGTGGGAACAGGTGTTAGTTACGGATTAGGAAACGCGGTAATTGAACCTATTTTATCACCCCCGGGTGGTCATGGTTTGGACCCAATTGATGAATTGGGGGGTATTTATGCTATGGTTAATATTAGATTTGAACAAACCGACGCGCCAACCATTCCCGTTGATAACTTTAAATTTAGACAAATTGGTGTACTAAAAGATCCTACTTTATATGGAACAACAAATGTTCCGAAACTTACAACAGCAAATACTCTCTTAAGAGCCTATTCTAACGTTACAGTAGACGGCGTGATTACAAACTCATACAAATTAATTTCTGGTGCAGTTTTAAGAGGTACAACATCGGGAGCAAATGCCACGGTTGTTTCTTACACAGGTAACGTTATAAATTACATTCAAGCAGAAACAACATCATCAAATGTAGAAGCAAATTTTAAACCTTTAATTGTAAATGATTCGCTTTTCATTGATAATATTGGGTTGGGGTCTGTTAAAGAGTTGGGTAACGCAGCTGTCAATCCTCGATCTGGCGAAATTATCTACATAGATAATAGAAATGTAATTACAAGAGCTACTGACCAAGTAGAAGATGTTTTCGTAGTCATAGAATTTTAAAGAGAAGCCATGGCAATTAATTTTAACGTTAATCCATATCATGATGATTACGATGAAGATAAAGGATTTCATCGAGTTCTTTTCAAACCTGGTGTTGCAGTGCAAGCGAGGGAGCTTACACAATTGCAAACAATCATGCAAAAACAGGTTGAAAGAATGGGAAAGCACTTCTTCGAAGAAGGTGCAATGGTTATCCCAGGTCAAATTGCTATTGATACCAATGTAAAGTCACTAAAATTAACAACAGCCAGCGTTGGTTCAACCAATCTATCAACACTATTTGATGGTGAAAATAAAATTATTGTCGGAAGCACGACAGGTGTTGAAGCTCTTGTTCTTATAGGTTTAAACGCTGAAGGTGATGATCCTCCAACATTAATTATTAGATATACTAAAACAGGAACTAATTTTACAACGAATCAGTTTGCCGCATCAGAAACAGTAACCATAAAAGACACTTCTACTGCATTTGTAACTAATGCAACACAAGCAAGTTTTGATAGTTCGATAGCATCCATTCAAGAAGGTGTATATTTCGTACAAAATACTTTCGTAAAAGTATTAACACAAACTATTCCTCTTGAAAAATATTCAAAGACACCTACATTTAGAGTGGGTCTTACATTATCTGAATCGATTATAACTGAGATTGACGATGAAACCCTTTATGATAACGCTTTGGGTACAACGAATGAATCAGCCCCAGGTGCTGACAGATATAAGATTCAGCTTATTCTAACGAAGTTGTCAACAACGTCTGAGCTTGATCAAGGATTTTTTGAACTTTTACGTGTTGAAAACGGAATTTTATTAAAAATTACAAATCGTACACAATATAGTATTCTTGAAAGAAACATAGCACGCAGAACTTTTGATGAATCTGGCAATTATACTGTAAATCCTTTCAGAATTCAGATACGCGAAGAAAGAACTAATGATAGAGGTCAATGGGCACCCTCTATTCAATATTTAAGAAAAGACGTTGTTACGAATCAAGCTAACACTTATGTTGCCTTAGACTCAGGACCTTCAGGTGGCGCAGCACCGACACATTTATTTGGTTCAGCAAGTGATGGAACCATTAATTGGTTATATGTTGATTCACCTTCTTATAATAAAGGTGTATCCCTAACAGGCAATGTGAATAATTTATCTGTTGGAATTGAACCGGGTAAAGCATACATTAATGGATATGAAATAGAAAAAATTGCTACGCAATATATCACGGTGCCTAAACCACGCGATACACGAACTGTTACAGCTGAGGAAATAGACGTAACTGTTGGCAACTACGCTCTTGTTTCCAATGTTAGAATGTCAGGATCATTAACAAACTTTGACTTTTCTAAGTTTCCCGAATTAAAACTTTATAATGACTTGGAATCTACCACTGAAATAGGTAGTGCACGCCTCCGCGGTGTTTATTATCACTCAGGAAATGCATCTCTTTCGAATTCGGTATTTAAATTATCTCTTTTCAATTTAAGTATGAATTCGAACTTTAATTTTCAAAGAGATGTAAAAAATATTAAGGGTGGAATTTACTTTAGTGCGAATGTTGCAGGATACAAACTAAATCCGGGGGTAAATACTGATTATGTGGAGTTGGATAAAACTGTTTCCGTGTCATCCACGGCTGTAACAGGTCAAGGAACGTCATTTACACTTGACTTTAAGGCGGGTGATTATATTTACATTGATTCAACAGAACAGTTAAGAAAAATTTCCTCAATTACAAACGACTATAGTCTTACTTTAAGTGCAGCGGGTTCAACAGCAACTGATTCTAAATACTTTAGAGCTGAAATGGTTTTAAGAGAGCCTGAAGCAGCTTCTGCAGTGTTTTCAATGCCATATGATTCAATAAAGGCAGTTACAAATCCTATAGTTTACTTATTAAAACCCATTGAAGCACAAGCTGTAGCGGGTACACTGACAATAGCTGCTGCAAATGTTGTCCCATCAAATATGACAATTAATGATGTTGTTGTGTTTAATAGAACTGCAGGGAATGCACAACAAGCATCCGCATTAACTGTAGGCAGTGGAGGGTCTGGATTTACCTTAACTGGGTTAACATCTACAAATGATTATACCGTAATCGCCCCTGTAAGATCTACAGCAGCAGCAAAAACTAAAACATCTACGATTGCTTCACAATTAATAACAGGGGACACAGCAAAGTTATCAAAAATATTGTTGAACAACTTTGATGTTTACAGAGTAGATGCGATCAAGCAAGTGGGTGTGTTCGCAAATGCAGCTGCAGGTAATGTTGATATAACAAGTTGGTTTACTTTTGACAATGGGCAAAGGTCTACACATTATGAAAGGTCAACCTTAACAAGAAAACCTAATTTTCCTCAACCCTCTGGAAATTTGAGAATAGATTATCGTTATTTTGCACATTCGGGTGCAGGTGCGTTTTTTGATGCTTCTTCTTATACAAATATTAATTATGAAGATATTCCCGTTGTTGCCGGTATAGTAAATCTTGCAAGCGTGGTAGATTTTCGTCCTACCCCTGCTACACCCCTACTAGGTTCATCTGGAGTTTCTTCTCCTGGTAATTTTTCAGAAGCTTACCTACCTCATAGAAACTACATAATGACAGTCGATTATGAACACTATCTCCCTCGTGTAGATAAAATTAGTATGGATTTAAGAGGTAATATATTTAGAACAGGGGGATCTTCTTCTGTTGTTCTTCGAGAGCCTGACAATCCCTCTTCGGGTATGACTCTGTATAAATTAATTATGGCCCCTTACACCTTAAATCCTTTCCCTCCTCAAATTCAAATAGAGTACATTGACAATAAACGCTACACAATGCGAGATATTGGTGAACTTGAGAAAAGATTACAAACAATCGAATACTACACAGCTTTGTCATTATTAGAACAGGATACGGTGTCATTGTCTATTCGTGACTCATTTGGTCTTGAAAGATACAAAAATGGATTTATCGTTGACAATTTTGCAGGTCATCGAGTGGGAGATGTTGCATCGAGTGATTATATTTGTTCCATCGATATGGAAAATAATGAGCTAAGACCATCACATTCAACACAAAATGTCAATTTAATTGAAAAGACACCTCTTGAACGTACAACAAACGGATATCAAGTGACAGGTGATATTGTAACCCTTCGTTACACACATAAGACTCTTGTTACACAACCTTATGCATCAAAGACAGAAAATATCAATCCTTTTGCAATTGCTCCTTATAATGGAACAATTCAATTGAATCCTCCTGGCGATGAATGGTTTGAAACGGAAACAAGACCCGATATTATTATAAATAAAGAAGGCAATTTTGATGCTACTGTCGCCTCTTTATCCTCGAGAGGGACTTTAGGCACTGTTTGGAATGCATGGCAAACCCAATGGACCGGACAAACAGTAGGCACAGGTGTATTAAGTGTTGAACACAACGGCGGTCAAAGGTGGACAGCAGAAGAATGGGCAACTACGTACAGCGGATCATTTTTTGCAAATGAGGCTTTTAATTCCCTAGATGGAGCAGGTCAAGCTAGAGTTAACAGAGCAAGGGAATCTTTATTTGTAAATGACAGTAGCTTTTCTTGGTAGAATACTAAACAGGAAAATAAAAATATGGCACAAAGGTATTTACTCAAAGAACAAACTACTACTCAACGTGGAATAGCTCGCGAGGGTGTTCGTACATCAGTCGTTGCTCGTGTTGATAGAAGAGTGGTTGATGATAAAATTGTATCAACTGCAACTATCCCCTTTATTCGTTCTAGGTTTTTAACTTATGTTGGAAGAAATTTTAAACCTAATACAAAGTTATACGCTTTCTTTGATGAAGTAGAAGTTTCAAAATATATCACTCCGGCTGCCAATGTTCAAGTAACTCCCATATCGGGCAAGTTTGATTATGAGTCTTCTGCAGAACAATATGTAGAAGAAAATGCCAGTTTAGCCAGAAGATTAGACAATAAAACACCACATTCTGCCTTCAATAAAGGTGATATTGTATATGTTTATGAAAGAACAGGATTTCCTACAAATACATTGACAAATACTCCGGGAAGTGGAATTTTGACTTATTATGGTGCAGGAAATGTAATGTACCTTACAAATATAAAAGGTACCTTGCTTGCAACGGATAAGGTTGAAGGTTCAATATCAGGGGCTCGAGCTACATTAGGTTCTGCAGCATCTCTCCCTCCTATTGGATCAAATATCATCACAAATGCCAATGGTGATGTTGCTGGAACATTCTATATAGTAAACTCAGATTTTTTAAATTTCAGAACAGGGACTCGTGAATTTGTATTAACTGATGATCCAAATAATAATAAAATCTTAGCAGACACACAAGGAAGAGTTAATTATACTGCAACAGGCACATTACAAACAAGGCAAGTTACAATTGATGCAGTTCGAAACGCTGAAGTCATTCGTGAAGTTGTTCGTGAAGAGGATGTTGTAACTGATACATCAGAAAGGGTAATAGGTGACACTGGTTGGTTTGACCCCCTTGCACAAACATTTATTGTCGATGTTAAAAACGGGGCTTTTTTAACAAAAGTTGATATATTCTTTTCAGCGAAAGATACTGCTCTGCCGGTGACGTTAGAATTAAGAAACACAGTAAATGGATACCCAGGGAGAAGGACTCTTCCTTTTTCTAAAGTTATTCTAAATCCCGAAGATGTGATCACATCTACAGATGCTACAAAAGCAACAACATTTACGTTTAAAAGCCCCGTTTATGTTGAAGAAAATGAAGAATATTGCATAGTTTTATTAACCGACTCAATAAACTATCGCGTATGGATTTCGCAATTGGGTGAGAATCAAATAGGCACAGATCGAAAAATTTCATCTCAACCTTATGCGGGAGTTTTATTCAAATCACAAAATGCTTCAACATGGACAGCCGATCAACTGCAAGATTTAAAATTTAATTTATATCGTGCAGAATTTAGTACATCAACACCTGCGTCATTTAACCTTGTCAATGATACTGTTCCCACTGTTACTTTACCCATAAACGCACTTAAATTTAGAGCAAATTCAAGTGTTGTGACTGTATTACATCCATCACATGGATTAAGGCACGGATCAAACGTTACTCTCTCAGGATTTGATGGTGCTTATAATATACCTGCAGGTAATGTAAACGCAGTGCATAAGGTGGGAAATGTTTTAATCGATTCATATACAATAACTACAGGAAATCGTGCAAGTGCAACCACAACTTTAGTTTCAAGTAACATTCGAGCTTCGCGCGATATAACGTTTAATTTGTTACAGCCCATAATTGAATATCGCGATTATCCAGGAACTTTCATTTCCTTTAGAGCAAACGTTACAAGCGGAACTATTTCAACAACATCTAAAGATTCTCCTGTTACTATTACAGCAAATGAAAACAATTATTTCAACACCCCAAAAGCTGTAAAATCTACAGAAAATGAAAAAGATCCTTCGTTGGGTTACTCAAGAAAATCATTAGAAATTTCAACTATCATGAGCACAACTGTTGATAACCTATCTCCAGTTATTGACTTGAATAGAACATCTGCTGTTTTGGTCTCTAATAAAATTGATAACATAACTGACGCGAACGTTTTGTTTACACATGATGTTTCAAATGTATTGTTAAGTAATAGTAACATCAGTTTATCAGGAAATATTATTTCAAGCAATAATTCAGTTGTAGCAAATATTCTTGGCACCTTACATGTTGGCAAATCTTTACAAATTCTTTCAAATGCGGGTGTTAACGCAAATGTTATAATTTCGCGTGTTTCAAATGATGAAAGAGGAAATGCAAATGTTGAAGTTTATTATACATTTGCAACACAACCCGTTTCCTCTAATGTTGTAACTCTTTTACAAAGAGACTCTTTTATTGATGAGAGAGCATATTTGGGGGGATCTTCTGCAGCTAAGTATGTAACCAGATCAATACGATTAGAGTATCCTTCTAAATTTTTAAAGATACTTTTTGCTGCTAATGTTCCAAAAGAGGGAGATATTGATGTTTATTATCGAACTTTAAATTTAGGATCTTTTGAATCTCTTGAATCAACTAATTATATTCTAGCTACACCTGTGAACCCTATTACTTACACAGAAAATCCTGAGGTGTTTACTGACGTTGAGTATGATATTGAAAATATACCTCTATTCAATGCATTAACTGTTAAGATTGTGTTTAGATCTTCAAATAGTAGTCAAGTGCCTTCAATTAAAGATTTAAGGATAATTGCATGTCCTTAACAAAAGTAAAAGATAATTTGAATTTGTATCGTGATGAATCATCAGGTGCAATTGTAAATACTAATTTTAAAGGGTATCACGAATATATTTCACAACGGAAAAGATTAGAACAACAAAATAATTTGCTGTTAAATAATCAAAAAGAAATTGATGCATTGAAGTCTGATGTATCGGAAATTAAGGATTTGTTACAAGTTATAGCTAATAGATTACAGGAAACGAAATGACAATTCAAGTAAATACCTTTGATACTCTTGAGGAATGGCGTTTAAAGACGAATGAGATTGGCGTTGCTTTAGCTGATCTAGACAATAACCTTTACACCATCAACGTCATTGCTTCAGGTAATATTACAGTAAGCGGAAACCTGACCTCTAGAGGTAACCTTGTTGTTTTGGGAAATGCAACGGTTGGGGGAAATATTTCAGGTTCAAGTAATCTATTAATAGCAAGAGATGCCTTTGTTACAGGTAATATATTTGTAGGGTCGAATGTTAATGTTGTGGGTAACATCTCAACACCTGCTAATGTTATTGTAGGTAGAGATGCTTTTGTTACAGGTAACATATTTGTAGGATCAAATGTTAATGTTGTAGGAAATATTAGTACGCCCACTAATGTTATTGTAGGTAGAGATGTTCGTGTTACAGGTAACATATTTGTAGGATCAAATGTTAATGTTGTAGG